GGCAAATAAGGAGTACGGGTGCCAGGAGATTATCAGCCTGATGAAGCAGCACGGGGTGTCTATTTCCGACCTAGGGGCACACCTCGACCAGCCCACCAAGGAAGCAGCCCTGCGAGAACTAAAGTCCAAGCTATTTCATTCTAAAGAAGAGGAGGTCGTGAGTGGGGTACCGGAAGAACATGGACGCACCAGTAGCCGCGCCACCGAAAGCGCAGCCGAAGCCAAGCCCAAAGCCCAAGCCCAATCCAAAGCCCGGACAGCCCAAGCCAAAGCCAAATAGTGGACTACTGGGTGCGGGCGCCATCGACAAAATGGGAACCTTCGGGAGCAACAGATTCACGGGGTTCGCTGAGGGTTCGTGGTGGATTGATGGGAAGAAGAAGGGGAAGGATTTGAGCGCGAGTGACATGGCTAAGTTATCTTACTCACAGGGGGTGGTATCTAATTCTTTGGCTAACCAGGCACTAACAGCACAAGGCAGGGAGCAAGACATCGCACTAAAGCAATCTCAGGCGGCATACCAAGTGAGTCAAGATAACTTAGGTATCTTATCTCGACAGGTGGAAGAAACCCGACTGGCATCCGCGAAGGCTACGGAGCTGGCGGCACAGAAGACCCTCATGGATGAAGCCCAGGCTAGAACAGCCCAGGCGGAAGCTAATAGGTCGGGGGTTCTCAGCCAACAGGAGGGCAGAATGGCGGTAGCTAAATCAACCAGATTACGCAACAGGTCACAAGCCAAACAGAACTCCCGCCGGGGACTCCTCTCCTCCAGCAGCCGTGCTAGATAACTTACCTTACCTTATTTTTTTTTGTATTAAAGGAGCAACGCGACAATGCCTACGATTAATTATGGAACAGCCCGGACAGTCCGGCAAGAGTTTGAGAAAGCGGCACTGGGGGATATCGTAGGGAACATGTCCTACACCAAGCCCGTGGCTGAACTGTGTTTCCGGGGTCAGACCATCGTTACAGCCCAGACGGAACTATTCATCAATGGTAAGGGTGCCATTACGGGTGTGACTGACTCTGCTAAGCGGCTGTATATCGGGGAGAACTCCGGTCACGCATTCACGATACAGTTCATGGCGTTCAATACTGTCTTGAAGACCGTTGTTGCTGCTGGCAGTGGTTTCGTAGCCTGCTCCCGACCTAATGCGGGTAACGTCACCCTATCAGCCGTGCAGACGGGTACTCCTGGTGTGGGTAACACCGGAACCACCAACCCCAACTTCCTCTACAACGTAGGGAACGTTGCGGCTTTTGCTGTTGCTATTGATGCCGATACCACCAACCAGTCCCTCCGGGTACGAGTCACTGCTGCTGACACTGACTTGACTCAGTGGAAGGTAATCCTCGTTCCCGTCTTCAACATCACCGACCGGGCAAGCTCTAGCTTCTTTGGCGACCGGGGTGCAGGAGATAGTGTAGAGATATAGAGAAAACTCTATGGTTGTTTTTGCCACAACTGTGCTATACTTGATTTGATTGGTCACATGGGGGAGCTACTAACTCCCCTTTCTTTACCTCTACACCATCCGGGTACACAACCGTGCTGAAAAAGTTCCTCTGGCTTTTGCCCGTTTTCACTGCTATATTCTCGACTGCACCCCCCGCCAATGCAGCACTCTCGTTTGTTGACCAACCCTTATTTGGTCAGGCGGCACCACCACCCACCTCCCTCAACTTCACCGACCCCTATGAACCAACACCCGTCGTTAATGACATCGACATACAAGACCCGGTACCTCAAGCTGGGGCAGATTCGTCTGGAGATATATTCGCTGGAAGCCAAGATAGCCTGGTTTCAATCGCAGTTGGCTCTGCTGAAGGAACAAGAAGACCTGACGGAGGGTTTAATGATGCTTACGCCGGGCACACTGACCCTGGAAACGGAGTCTGGAATCTAGGAAGCTTCTCCTACCAGCACGGGGCTGACTCACCGGAACACGCCGATGACAAGCAACTAGACCGTCTCAGAGGTCAGGACGCGACCCTATCCCAGATTGCTGCCAGCTACTCCATGACCCTCAACCTAGAGGAGCGGATGAACGGGATTGACCTGGCAAACCAAGCACCCCAGGCAGCGCTCGACCGGGGTGGGTATATCGACTGGCTGGCAGATGCCAAGCAGAAGGGGTTGACTGGGGCAGCGGGTATCCTGTATGCTAGAACCAATTCCTTCATTAATCCCAACACGGGTAGATTGGATGCCAGTGGACTTGGTAATGACTGGGATAGGGTCGCGGCTGACCAGATGCGCCGGATGGAAATGATTTGGGAAGCAATACAAAAAAATAAGGTAGGGTAAGTTATGGGAAGATGGAGCGTCGGTATTGAGGGGGTGGTGCGCCCTGATTATCTAACGACAATGAGCGCGGCGGACGTGGCGGATGTCCTGGGTCAAGTTCTGGGGGGTACGCTGGAAACCATAGTGGTTCCACGGCACATCACCCAGAAGAAGCCCCGGAAAGGCTGGAAAGGTAGACCACTTGGCAGCAAGAACAAGCCGAAAGACCTGACGGCACCACCCAAAGCACCACATATCCCCCACAGGTTGATGACACGGGATGAGCGGGATTACATGTGCATCCTGCGTAGGGAGGGTAAAACGTTCAAGGAAATTGCGGAGGCTGTTGGGATTGGTACGTCCACTGCCCGGAGGTACGTGAACGCTGAGGGTGTTAGTTAGGGGGCTAATTGAATAAAGTAACTCTCTCTGATAAGGGGCTGGGCAAGTTACACCCACCCCTTATTTTTTTTGTATTAACCCGAAGGGTTCACTTGCTAAATAAATATGGCAATTAAAACACAAGGCAGGCGCGGTCAACCCAAGATTCCTACCAGGGCACAGAAGGTGCAGGCACTCACGAATTTCTGGGTGTTCGTTGACATGATTAACTACCAGGGAAGCTCCAGCCGTTTCTCCCAATGCCATCGGGACTTATGGGATTTCTACTGGAACTCTCACAAAGAGCCAGGAGTCAACCGTCACCTGACCTTGATGCCACGAGGTCATCTCAAATCAACCATCATGTCGGTCGGTCGAGTCCTATGGCGCATCTATCAGAACCCCAACATCCGCATTTTTGTGGGTACATCCAAGAACGAGCTGTCTTCCGCCTTCGTCCGGGAGGCAAAGGCATACCTGGAGAACGACTGGCTCCAGGAACACGTCTGGAACTCCCGACCGCACATATCCGGCAACCTAATCCCCACGATGGACAAGCTGGGACGCAGCAGGCGCAAGGCTTTTGAGGAGGATGGTGAGTATACCGAAGCGGAGGACAAAAAAATTATCTGGCGTTCCAATGCCCTCCAGGTCAACCGGGAATTTATCCTGAAAGAGCCTACCCTCATGGTTGGTTCGGTGGGTTCCCAGGCTACCGGGATGCACTTTGATGAAGCCCAGTTCGACGACATCATCACCTACGACAACATCTCGACCCCAGAGAAACGTGCGAAGCTGATGTCCTGGATTTACGACATTGAATCCATCATTGACCCTGAATACTACGATGATTGGCTGGAAGACCTGCTGAAGAATGGTGCCAAGCTGACTCAAGCCTCTGCCGATGTCATCTGCCGGACGGGTGGTGTCTTCAACATTGTGGGCACACGCTACGACCTGGACGACTACTACGGGTACATCATCGACAACCAGGATGAGCTTGGATTCAAGGTATTCCAGCAGAACATCTACAAGAATGGGGTGGATAGCGGGGATGGCTACCTGTGGCACGAGAAATGGGATGAAGCCCTGGAGAAGAGTACCCGCAGGGCGATGACTGCCCAGAGATTCGCCAGCCAATACCTGAATCGGGTGCTGGCTTCTGAGGATGTGCAACTGAATTGGGACAAAATCCGACCGCTGGGGTATGAATTCTTTGAGAAGGCAGAGCAGGGGCAGGCTTGCTGGGTTACAGCTGCTGGCAGCACCAAGAAACTCCTAGTCCGTCTGGTGATGACGGTAGATACGGCAGCCTCCGTCTCGGATACCGCTGACTATACCTGCCTCTGCGTGGGCGGGAAGGATGAGGTGGGGAACTTCTACCTGTTCGACATGGCAATGGGTCGGTGGAGGTCTACCGAAATCCTGGAGAACATCTACAGGCTGGCTGACAACTGGAATATGCGGCAGATTCACGTAGAAACCGTGGGGGGCTTCGGGCACTTCACGCAATTCATCCGGGATTCCTTCGACAAGTTCCGACCAATTGGGGTAATCCAGTACATCCCCAAGGGTGAGAAGACGATGAGAATCCTAAACGCCCTGGAGCCACTGATAAACAACCAGCAATTTTGGATGGTACGCCACATCTTCGGTAACAAGGTGGCGCAAGACCAAATCATGTTCTTCCCCCGCAAGACCATGCACGATGACTTCCCCGACTGCCTTGCTATGTGTGTTGAGCTGGCTAAAAGACCAGTAAAACAAGCCTACAAACAACGCTACGAGGCGAACTCCCGATGGGGTGGCACCCGTTAAATACAAGCTTTATCTTCCCTTCGGGAATAGAAAGGTCAGAAGACAACACCCACCTAATAATTTTTTGTATTAATCATGAAAAATCTGAACTTCGACAAAGAACACCTCCTGATGACGAGCATGAGTCGCCCAGGAATCCCCATGAAGACAGCGGCACAGCGGGGGAAGGAGCTACACAGCATCCTCCAGAGCATCCGTCTGGACTACAGCAACAAGCGCCAGCAGATGACCCAGCGAATGCTTGAGTGCTGGGCTGTATACTTAGGCACACCTGAATCCCAGGACTACTTACGAGCCAATGCTATCCACAAGACTGTGGGCGATGTCCAGAAAGACTGGCGACACCGCGTCAATAATGGGAAGGGGTACGAGATTGTAGAGACGGTAGTGGGTTATTTGATGGCTGCCACCTTCCCTAACCTTGACTGGTTCGACATGATACCTGAAACCCCCATGCCGGAGGAGGTTGACTACATCAAGTTTATTCGCATCATGAAAGCCTTCCTCTCCTCCAAGCTGGATGCTGCCCACTTCCGGGACAAGTACGAGTGCTTCTTGCGACAGCTAGTTGTAACCGGAACCTCCGTTATCAGCCTACCCTGGCGTTTAGAGACTAAGCCCACCAAGAAGAATGTCAAGGTACGCACACTCGGTAAGGATAAAATCAAGCAGACTGAGGTTGAGAAGTGTATCTATAATGCGCCCGACATTACGGTTGAGGACATGGTGGATGTCTTCCTCGACCCCTGCGCTACCGACCCCAACACATCGAGCATGATGCGCCGCATGACCAAGACCAAGGGTGAAGTCCTGCGGTTGATTGAGAGTGAGGTGTACGACATGGCGACCCGTGACGATATCATCCGGGCGGGTACATCCTATCGGGTTACGTCCAGCGACCGGGAGACTTACGACTACCTGGTGGGGTATGGGAGTAGCGCCGGGGATTGGCACATGGGGGATAAGGTCGAGGTGTGGGAATTCTGGGGGACTGTCCAGCTCTCGGATGTGGAACTGTCGGATGTGGTAGTCACCTTCATTGACAACACCATCCTGCGGTGCGAGACAAACCCGTACTGGGGTGGTAAGCCCTTCATCGTCGGGACGTACACACCGATGGTCAACAGTCCCTATGGTATGGGGGCACTGGAACCAGCCTTGGGTCTACTCCACACCATGAACATCATCAGCAACAACCGATTGGATGCGGTCGAGCTGGCAGTCAATCCCATGTGGCTTGCGGTTAATGACGGAACCATTGACCTGAACGATGTCTACTCAGAACCAGGGAGAATTATCCCGGTCGGCGACCTAAATTCCATCCAACCCTTAATACAAAATAATCAATTCCAGGGAGTAAGCCTGACAGAGGAGTCTACCCTGGAAACCAAGATTGATAAAGCGACGGGGACGGGTGCGTTCGTGGGTTCCGGTGCGGGGCGTAGTGGTGAGCGCGTGACGGCTACCGAGGTACAGGCGGTACGGGATGCGGGGGGCAACAGACTGTCCAACATCCACGCCCACATTGAGGATACTGCCCTGATGCCCTTCCTACAGCGCGCCTACACGTATGCCCAGCAGTTTGTCGTGGAGCCAGAGGTTGTGACGGCACGGGGGAACACGTCGGATGAGTGGTGGTATGCCCGTGTGGGATTAGACCAGTTGAGCTACGACTTCAAGATTAAGGCTCGTGGGGCACAACACGTAGCAGACCGGGAGTTTGAGTTGCGGATGCGGACTGAGTGGATAGCGACCATCACAGCCGTACCGGAAATGGCACAGCTCGTGGATTGGGCAGAGGTGGCAAAGGATGTCACCGCTCGGTTCACGGGGGAGGAGGCAGGCAGGTTCATTATGGATGAGCCAGCGGCACCACCACCAGACCCCAACGCACAGGCTGAACCACCCATGCCCACTGACCCCAACCAGATGGCAATCGCCGGGGCACAGCAGGTTGGTGGACAGGAGATGGGTCGGGCTGTTGAGACTCAGGTAATGGCTGACCAACAGTTCGCAGACCAGCAGGCGCAGGAGCAAGGGCTAATCTAAAAACAACGAAAGTAACAACATTAAATCACAAAGGGAGTTACGACATGGCAATCTATGGTGACGGTGTATTTGAGGATGATGAAATCCAGGCTGATGTCCCCGTTGTTGAACAGACGGAAGAGGATAAGCTGCGCCAGATGGGTGCAGAACTAGGGCTATTCGATAAGGAAGACCCTGGTGATGTGGAAGCCGCTCCGGTTGGTTGAGGAAGTTGTGGAGCCAGTGGAGGATGTTACGCCACCTGAGTCCTACTCCTTCAAGACTGAGAGTGACTTCCAGGAGGCAGCACTCAAAGCACTAGAGACAAAACTGGGGGTTCCTATCGCGGCTGTCGTGGAGATGCTCGAAGATTTTAGCGGATACCGAAATCAGAATCTTATCGAACAGCAGAAGCAACCACTCAAGAGCGAGTGGGGCGATGAGTTTGACGACCGCTACGACCAGGTAGTTGCCAAGTACCAGACACTATCCCCTGATATGCAGAAGGCTCTCGACAATACTGAGGGTGCGAAGCTTATCTGGGCGATGATTGCACAGGATGGTGGCAGCTCAGTCCCAACACCCCCACGCTTTGACCGTCAGGGTTCAACAACCAACCGTTCCGCAGCCAAGTTCCTGTACACCCAGTCACAGATTGAGAACCTCTCATTGGCAGAATACCAGAAAAATGCCAATGATATCAACGATGCCTACTCCAGAAACCTGGTAGACCTGGCTAATTAATTTTGTACTAAGGACAGTTAAACGCTATGAGTGGATATTCAGGTGAGATGATTGGGAAGTCTGAGGCGAGAGCTTTTATTCCCGAACAGTGGCAGCAAGAAATCTACCGCTACCGTATGGAGAATCTAATTCTCACTAAGTACGTCATGAGCATCAACTTCGGGTTGAAGCAGGGTGACTCAATCCGTCGTCCCAAAATCTCGCGGTTAGCCGTGGGACAGAAGATGGCTAAGGCTCCCATCGAGTACCAGGCAGTTACGGAATCGGAATGGAGAATGGTGGTCGAGCGCTACACGTACTCCGCAATTATGATTGAGGATATCGTTGAGCTACAGGCACACACCAACCTCCGTGCTGAGTACACCAAGGAAATTGGGGTAGCCCTGGCTCGTGACTTTGATTACGCTGTCATGGCGCAACGTCAGGCTATCATTGCTTATGGTGCTGCCGTCAACAACACCACGACCTCTAACTCCCACATCGTCACGGCGGGTACAATCTCTGAGAACGAGATTCTTGCAGCAACCGAAGTCCTCGACCGCCGGCGAGTACCCAAAGAGGGTCGTATCTGGATTATGCCCGTGGCAGCGCTCTCCAGTCTCCTAACCATCGACCGATTCATCAACAGTGACTTTATTGATGGTCGTCCTACCCAATCGGGTGAAATTGGTCGCCTGTATGGCGTTCCAGTTATTGTGAATAACAACATGGGTATTAATACCACCACTGGTTTCTTCAATGGTGATAACGGCGTGGGTTCTCCCTCCCCTGGTGTGGCTGGCTCCCTGTACTACCCCACTCAGGAGGATGTGCCTGGTACTTACGGTCTACCCGTGAACTACTACACCTCCATGCTCCTTCACCCAGAAGCCATAGCGATGGCATGCCAGAAGAAGCCCGCAGTCCAGGCTGAGTATGACATTGATTATCAGGCTACCAAGGTGGCATCCACTCAGATTTATGACCTGAAGCTGTATCGCCCAGACCACGCCGTTTGCGTAAGTCATGATGAGGACGCGCTTATTTAATTAAGTGTGCTATACTTAATCCATGTGGGGGGCGTAACTGGTTTGATGTATACCCAGGTTCCCCACTTTTTTATGTGCTACAATCAGAATACAAATTAATCAAGGTAGTTGCTATGCATCACGACTGTATGTTTGTTTACCTGAGTACAGAACACAGCTACATCCTAGAATCCCGGAGCGGAGAATTTATCATCAATGAAGATTTTAACGCTGAACGTTCTATCCTCATAGATTCACTCGAAATCACTAAATTTCCCTGCTTAGTGATGCTTAGTTACGATGACGCTGAGGGGGATAATCCCAAGGCAAGCACCATGCCCATCTCGCTCCTCCGGTGTGATGAGCCAGAAATAGAGTACGAGGATTAAAAAGTGTGCTATGCTGTTAGGTGCTTACACAGTAGTCCTTCCCTTACCGGAGGGGCTTTTTTTGTGGGCTAATCAGGAAACATCACCTAATTTTTTTTGTATTATCATGCCGTCATCCACCACCACCACCCTGCTACAGGCTGCAAACACGGTGCTGCTCACTATCAATGAAAGACCCCTGCCCAACCTATCCACCGTCCTGGGGCAGCAGGTACGGGCTTGCTTGTCTTCTGCCCTCCAGCGCCTAGTCGAGGAATCCAACTGGACTTGGCTCGAATCTACCCAGGGTGCTGTCTCCTGGAACTCAGTGGGACAGGCAACACTGGCTGCTGATATCCAGCGTGTCCGGCTAGTGCAGTACCGGCGTGTTGATGGGAGTTGGGACAGGCTCCGATTCCTTGATGCGGACTCGTTCGATGAGTTGCAGGACGAGCCATACTTAGTGACCCAGACTACCTACTACCCGAACTGGTATACCCTGGACGACTGGAACCTAGTCAGGGTCAGCCCCTACCCCACCAACGTCATTGACCAGGCAAAAATCAGGTTCAAGGTTATCCGCCGAATCTCCCTACCCACCGTTGAGTCTGCCGTCTTAGACTGCCCGGAGCAATTCATTGAAGCCCTGATTAAGAAGGCGGCACAGGAGTTTTCCCTGCGACACGCCGAAGACCCAGCCCTCAGCCAGATGTTTGGTCAGGGTTATGAGCAAGAGGTACAGTCCCTCCGAAATCGCCACAGACCGGGGCAAACTAACAGCTATTCCATGTATCGTGGTCAGAGAGGTAGAGAGTAAATGGCAGAACAACAGGCAGTACAGACAGACCGGACAGGCTTTACGGCTGCCGTATCTGGTGGTCTTAACACAACGGCATCCAGGCTGGCAATGCCCGAAGAGGACAGCCCAGACCTGCTCAACGTCAACATCAACTATGACGGCTCAGTCAGTAAACGAGAAGGATTTGACATCTATGAAGGTACTACACCAGCCGAAACTCTTTCAAGCCCTCGTCCTCGCGGAGCAACCGCCTCTTCCAGTTATTACACCTACGGAACCAAAGCAACCCCGTACTCAGTTGTCTTCCATCGCTATCAAAGTACGCCTGCTGCCGGGGTAGGGATGGAGATGACCCTCCTGAGGGACAAGGTTTTCTCTAATCCCCGTGGGTGGACTAGCGCGGGTGCGACTGTCTGGTCAAACCTAGCGACCGTCAAACCAGATATTACCGTTATCCAGGACAGTGACAGGATACGCCTGCTCTACCTGACCGGGACTAACGTTCCCGTGCAGTTCACCATCAAGGAGCGTGACCTGACCTTCGTGAGTAACCTGGCTGAGTACGGTGCAATCGCCGGGGCACCAACCCTAAACGAGACAAACCAGTGGGGTGGTATCAACGCCACTAACACGTTCCTGATTAATAAGACGACCCTGGTGGTGTATTCAGGAGACTTCTCTGTCAACAAGATAGCCGCCACGGTGCCCGACGGGAACTACTGGTGTGTGTTTGTGAGCTGGCAGTGGTGGTGTCGTGCCCAATATGTGCGGGGGGACTGGTGCCAGGATGTCCGTAACAGGTTTGCTGTGGATGCCGTGCGAGACAAAACCATCCCGGTACCACCAAATCTCCTGTACGGTATTGTAGGTCTGCCTTACAGCACTACACTGGTGCCATACCCCATCACCCTAAATGATAACAGTGGGTACGCTGGTGGTTATGTCTTCAGTCAGACCACGGCAACATCTAACCACTACCAGTTTTCGACTGGATACAGTCCCCTTGCCAACGCCACCACCCAACCCTCCCCGAACTTCGTAACTTTTGGGGCTGTGACAGGTGGTTTAGTAAGGTTCGACAGGGGCTTCCGGGCTGACTTCAATAGCACGATAGAGATTGATGAATCCCAATGCTCCGCTGTAGTAACCAACGCCATTGACGGATTTATTGTCGCCATCCGGAACACGTCGGGAAGTGGAACCGTAGCACCCTCGTGGCAGAAAAGGATAGCTGACTATTCTATTGACCTCGTTGGCTCTGGTGCGGCGATGAAGTGGTGGTCGTTCGATGGTATGAGTAATGGTGCGGGTGCCCAAGTCAAGGCAGACTGGGACATCTACTTCAGCTACACCCAACTTAACGGAACCTACGCGGGGACTGGGGCAATCAGCGCCCCTAATGCTATTGACCTGCCCTTCGATGGATACCCGTGGGCTGCTCCGGGCTTGTGGGAGATTGCCAACTACGAGCAGGGGGACTTCCCTGACACCGGAACCATCTTCCAGGGTCGCCTATACCTGGCTGGTTTTGCCAAACTACCTGGTGCCATCCTCGTATCAGACCTCTACGATACGACTCAGGTAGGGGTATTCTACAAAAGTTTCCAGCTAGAGGTTACTACTGGGGAGGCTGAGTCACCATTCGACATCTCCGTGGGGCTACAGAGCGCAGACGACATCATCAAGTGTGTGCGCGAGTGGCAGAATTCCCTGTGGATTTTCTCCAAATACTCGGTGTATCGCCTGACGGGTGGGGACGCAGGGATATCCTACGGCACGTTCAGCCTCCAAGCCACTGCCGGGGTGGGGGTTATCAACAGCCAGTCCGTTGCCATGACAGACCAAGCCCTGATGTTCCTCTCAAACCAGGGACTCTACAAGCTAGTGCCTGCCGGGGGTTTGTCTGATGCCTATGCGGTCGAAGAGGTATCCAGCAAAATCCGCACCGTGTTTGAGGACAGGCGGAACATGGAGAATCTTGCCTACCTCGTGTGGGACTCCGTACGCCAGAACCTATACATGGCGCTTCCAACAACATCAACCACCCGGACGACGGACTTCTTCGTCTACTTCGCCCAACGGAATGCCTGGTCAAGGTGGGCTGACGGCAGTGGTGAGGGCTTGTTCACCAAGCACGCCTTCATGAGCTACAACACCCCCTCTGACTCCGACCTGTACATCGCCCACCTAGTCACAACACCAACATACCAAGGGGATACAGTCTATGAAGGTTATCGCATTTCTCG